GTTCTGTCTTTATCGTTATATTCTAAACGACCTTTTGCAGGTGATCCATCTTTATTTTTTCTACCATAATGTTCAAACACTGTATTCCAATGTTTCATATAGTAGTTAAGCTTCTTATTAGATTGTGCTTTGTCAACCTCTACAAGGTTGTAGTCTTCAAATTCTTCTTTAGAGATATCTCTAATTCGTCCATTGGAAGTTCTAATTTTAATAGTACCATCTTCGTTCTCTCCAAGAACTGTTAGCATTGGAGCACGATAAACTTCTTTACCTTTTGCATCATACTCAACAATTCTTCCTAAGAAGTATTCTTTGTTAAGTTTAATATTTCGTATACCTGCTTTTGTAGTGATGTTTACACTAGGAACATTTTCTTGTCCTTCTATATCTTCAACAGAAGTGCCATCAGGATTAACACCTCTACCTTCAGGAAGAGCTAATAATTCTTGTGGTTCATCATCTGGAGTGTTTTCTATAAGTTCATCTTTGTAGTTCTCAGGTTTAGCAAGAATGTCATTGTACTCATTAATGAATGCTTTTCTTCTTACAGCTATCTCTGCTAAGTCATTAAGATCTTGTATCAAGTCTTGCTTAGTGTCATTATCTACATCCATGTTAGCAATTGTAGAAAGAGCAGCTTTATAACTGTCTACATCAACTGAATCATCCTCAAGAACATCTTTGATTATGTCTTGTGTAATAATGTTATTTTCTAATAAGAATCCATTTATTCCAGGAATACGTGAATCATAATCTTTGATCTTAGATGCAGCATAAACTAATCTATCAATAACATCATCAGAATAAACTCTTTGTCCATCTACAATCTTATCTCCATATTTATCATTTAGCTTAGAATATAAATTATCTACATTCTTAGCTACTGATTGTAAGTTATCAATTCGTTGTATGAAGTCTTCTCTAGTTTCATTCTCATTAACTATTCCACCTGTTACCAATTGTCTAAATCCATCAGCATCCATTGCTTGATTTTTGTAATAATCAAGTTCTTCATTCACTGATTCAATTTTTCCATATTTAGCTCTTGGCATAACATAAGAAAGAGCAAAGTCTTTCTCATAATCTTTCTCAGAAAGTAAGTCGTTATTTGCAATTGCTTGTTGTCTAAGTTTTTGTGAGCCAATACCAATACCCATAAATTTGAGTTGGTCCTTCAATGCTTTATCAACATTAGTTTTATTTAATGCTGTTAAAGCTGCCTCTGTGTTTGCTTGTCTTTCTCCACCAAGACCAAACAATCCTTGCTCTGCAATCAGTCCAGATTTACCAACCCCAATTCTAGTTTTACCTTTTTCATCTTTATATGTTCCAACAAAACCAGCTTGTTGAATACCTCCTGATAAACCACCAATAAGAATGCTTTCAAGTCCTTCTTTTGATGTTAGGGTTTCAGGGATACCTTCTGTAAAAATATTACCCCAAGACTCACTTATATCTGTAAGAATTTTTTTAGAACCATTTCTATTTTTATATGCTCTTTCAAAGTAATTAGTTACACCTGTTTGAATAGCACTTTGCATACCCTCTTCAAATGCTTCTGAAGGTGCAAATAAAACTGTGGCCTTACCAGTAGCTAATGATTTCATTGTACTACCAACACCTTTTGTAATTCTACCAAAAGCTGTTTTTGGAACATTCTGAACAAACCCACCACCAAGAGTTTCTTGTTCAATCTTATTAATCAAAGCTTTATCAGCCTTTCTAGAAGATCCTAATATTTTTGGTAACTGAATATAGTTAGTTGCAGTTAATAATAATGAGTTAGCTCCCCAAGTATGCATACCTACCTTATCAGCCATCTCATTTATTTGTTCAAGACTTTCTCCTGTAGGGTCTAGACCATATACACTTTTATATTCTTCAATAGCTTTATTTCTAAAAGTGTTCATTGACTGAAGACCTTCCATAGAAGCTTCTCCAAATGTTCCCATTGCAGAAGTTAGAATTCTATCTGAGTTTTTAAGTACACTTGATACTGGAGATTTTACATATTGTTGTGCAAGAGAGTTTAATGTATTCTCAAATGCTGCATACTTTCCTAATTTAGGAGCAACAGACATTGCTTCTTCAATAGCTGTAGCAGCTTGTAATCCTTTACCTGCTTGAACAAGTTTACTTGTTAAACCTATTCCACGCAACACACTTCCCCAAGCAACTCCACCTGCAAGAGCACCTACAGAATATCCTAAGTTCTTTAAAACTTTATCAGACCAAAAGTTTACAGTTAAAATGTTATCAGGAGAATACCATGAGGCATCTTGTTCTTGATGTGTGTAATAGTTAGGAAGTTCATCTTCAAGATTTTTCATGATGTCATCCATCCCTCTTGTGACATCATTATCAATTAGTCCTGCCCATCTTTGATCTCTTACAGCAGTACCAATACCAGCTACTAATCCTACAGTACCAGAAACAAAAGATGTTCCTGCTACTCCTGCAAACTTAGCTGTAGCATTTCCTAACTTAGATAGTCCAGACTGTTGTTGTGCAGCCATCTCTTCATAGTCAGTACCAGGAAGAGTTTCTTTATATCTGTTGCCTTTATAAATAGAAGATAGAGGAATCTGTGCCACTCCTAATTCTTTAGGGGCTGCTAATCCTGCTCTCCATATATCATCAAAAGATCTATTGTTATTTGGCTCTCCTCCAAAAGCAGAGTTTGGAGTTGGCACATCAGGAGTTGTTGGTAGACCTTGTGCTACACCACGCAGGTTGACTATTTTTGGCTTGTTATCTGGCATTGTTTTGAAGTAAAGCTAGTTGAACAGATGTTGGATTTATTGTTGTTTTCAAACTCATGATTACATTTTGAAGATTTGTATCTCCATCTAATTCTTTAATTATAGATTTATTTGTAGATGGATCTTTTGCATATAAGTATGAATAGTATTTTCCATTGATGTATTTAATATTAGACTGAACTTCAAATCTACTATTTTGCATATTAGGAAGATCATCATTATCAAACCATGAATCTCCATTTATGTATGTACTTTTTTCCAATGGATCACCTTTTGAAGTTGATCTAAGAGGATTATTATTTATTACATTTCTAACTGTAATTACATCTTGAGGTTCGTATATACCATTAACATCTAAATTTAATCTAGCAGCTTGATCAGTAGTCACTGTCATTCCTCCTGCTCTACCATCTGGACTATATGATATAATTTCTACTGCAGGTTCACCTCTTTCATTTGTAGTCACTCTATATTCTAAAGTAAGGTCTGTCATATCCTTAACCTCCTTACTAGTAATGCTTGAATAGAAATCATCAAAGTCACCAGAAAGATTTTGATCTGCAGCTTTAAAACCACCTGCTATTACTTTTATATCAGCAAGTGTTGCTTTATCAGTTTCAGTATCTCCAGTTGCTACAGTAAATGATCTATTAGGAGACTTACCATAAGCAGCTCTTATTACATCAGCTTTCTTTTTTAGTCCTTCTTTGTATTGTTTTTTAGCAATAGTCTCACTTACTTTCCTTACACCTCCAAATAAAGCTGGCTCATTAAAAGAAAATAAATTACCCCAAAGCTGATCGTTCTCAGATAGCATTCCTAATTTAGTAGAACCTTGTCCATTGTTATATGATTGCCATGCATTAAGTAATTCTCCTTTACCTCTTTTTTGTAATCTAGCAACAGCAGCATTTGCTTCAGAACTCATAAGCTTTGCCTCTGTAGATCCACTTAATGCTTCTCTTGCTGTAGGAGATTGTGTAGCAATTGCAAGATCAAACATATCTTCTTTTGATAGATTATATGTTTTATCTTTCCACTTGATTGTTTCAGGTTTCAAATCCATATTAACTAACTCATTTGCAACTTCTCCAAGAGATTCACGAGTTCGTTTTTTTATATTGTTATCAATAGCTAATACAGCATCATATGATTTTTTTGAATTTTTATAAGCTATGTAACTATCTTTGACAGATGGTTTTGCGTTAGTTGATTTTTGATACTCTTGTGTAGCTCTATTTAACCATGTTGTTTTATATGCCTCTGGATCTTGACCAGATTTTTTAGCAGCATTGTTTATCATTAAAGAGATAGCTTTATCAGGATCCATTCCTTCATCTACTAATTTATTATATTTAGTGACATTGCTAGGAATTTTACTAAACATAGTTTCCCACATAAATGAATCTGATGCATTGGCATAATCATTTGAAGCCATTTGCATTTGTGTATCATGAAACTGAATTTCATTTCTATTTTTTTCTGCAGATTCAAAAGTTGCATCTCCACCATCACCAGCACCTCCAGCACCTCCACCAGCAGTACCTGCTTTAGGTTTACCTTTTAAGTTAGCAAGACGTTCATCTTGATCAAATTTTAATTGCCATTTAGCATCGTCAATCTGATCTCTTCCTCTTTTATATGCTTGTTCACTTGCCCATCGAGTTTGTTCGTTTCTTTCTTTCTGCATATCAAACTCAGCCTTCCATGCAGGATTATCTAATGTTTGTTGTTTAGTTTTATTCCAACCAAACATTGTTGTATACTTAGAACTTACATCATCTTTGTAAAGCATACCTTTAACTCCATCAGGATTGTCATAAGATAGTTGAGCAAGTTCATCATATGAACTACTGGTTTTGTTTATTTGAGATTGTAACTCACTTATTTGATCATCTACTTTTTCACCCATAGATTTTTTCAAATTCAAATCCATAAGTTTATCTGCATAAGCAGCCATTGTATCATCTCTTTGCAAAGATATTTTCTCTTCAAGAGCTTTAGAATCAAGTCCTCTATAATTGTATTGTCCAGAAATATTTAATTGTTGTCCAACACGAGGATCTGAAAACACTTGATCTAAAGTTGCTTTTACTTTATCTGGAAAGATTCCTTCTTTCTCTAAGCGAACCATTGTTGTACTTAGTATAGGATTTCCTTTAGCATCAACTCTAGGGTTACCAGCTGCATCAGTTTCAAAGATTTGATCATAAGAATAACCATCAGGTTTCACTGCATCAAATGTTTCTTTTGTGAATTTAAATACATCAAAGTATGGAGTGTATGAAGCATTGAATGATTTACCTATTGTAGAATCATTCAACCATTCGCCTGCTTGTTTATCAAATACGTATTTATTGTCAGGAGTTAAAGTTCCTTTCTTTTTCTCCTCTTCCATTAATGCAACTTCCTTTCTGTATTTTGCAGCAGAACCAACAGCATTTTGTACATTGGGATCACCAATAATTTGAGTTGTCATTCCTGATACAGAATTGACAAGCTGAAAGTTTGAGAAGTCTCCAGCAGCTACATATCTTAAATCATTACCTAACTTGTTTATCTTAGATTGTAGATAAGCTTTATCCACATCTCTAACAACATCTAGTCCAGCAATGTTATCAATACTTGTTTGAATCTTTTGTACACCCTCCTCATACTGTTTTTGTTTTTGTACTCCAACCTCAACCATTGCCTCAACAGGTAATTGCTGTATATAGGGATTAAAGGTTGGGGTTTTATCAGTCCATGAAGCCATAGGTCTTTATTTTTTATACACGATTTATCGTGTGATTAGCAAATGTAATATGAATAATAATACTATCCAATAGTGAGTAATAAATTTTGGTAATTCTTTATAACTAAAAAAGTTAGAGATTTCTAGCAGCTCTTACAATAGATCCATTCTTAGCAGCAAGTTTTAATTTTTTTCCATTCTTACCTGGAAGTGGTGCAAGAGGATCATCATAATCAATTACAATAGGAGAATACAATGTTGTAGTTGGAGATGTTGTTGCAGGAGTATTATTTGTAGGTATGACAGGAGTAGTTTTTGTTTGAGCAGGTGTAGTAGTTGTTCCAGCTTTTTTCTTAACTTCTGTATATCCAATTATATTTCCTTTTTCATCTTTCTGAGCAACATGTGTAATCTCTCCACCAGGACCATATATGTAAGGCATATTAAATTGTTGTGGAGCATTCATATTGATTGCTCTACCAGCATTATCATATCTGTAATTATACAAGTTTTCGTATACACCAAGAGTTCTGTTTTCAAGTTTGTTCTTACCATACTTATCAGCAATAGAATTCAATGCAGCTTGTGTAGCTTCTTTTGTATTAGAAACAGCTTGTGATTGTCTTTGGTATTGTTGATCGTATATAGCTAGGTTTTTAATTTTAGCATCATTCAATGTGTTTCTATTCTCACCATACACTTTATCTTTCATTGCTTGGTTAGCTCTAAACTCTTCACCTTTCACTTTGTTAATAGCATCATATGCATTTGATGCAATCAATGCTTGGGCTTCAGGATTACCTTGTGCCATTCTTTGAGCAGCTCTTGTTTGAGCAGTAATCTCATTCATTTGATCTTGTAATGAAATATCATATGGAGAACTAAGTTCAGGTTGATAAGTTTGAGCTTGTACAGGATCAACTAAGTTGTTACTTAAAGCATACATCTCTCCAGACAACTGTCGTGGATCAAGTCCTTCTTGATCTGTAGGTCTAAAGAATGGTAACACTTGTCCTAATATATCCACCCATTTATTTCTTTCGTAAGGAATAACTTCGTATTGGTCATCTGTAGCAACAGCAGCTGTAGTAGTTTGTGTAGTTGTAGGTGCTTTTGCTTTTGGCATAGTGACATCTCTTGCTGCTTTAATAATATAATGCATATCTCCAACTTGAGAGTTACTTGATTGCTCTTTTATAAATTTTATTTTTTCATCACGAGTTTTTTTACTAGCAAGATCTTCTTTAATCTTTTGTCCTTCAGGTCCAGGAGCACTTTCCATATACTTAATCATTTGATCAGCTCTATCTTTATCAGCAAGAGCATCATCAATAGATTTTCCCCATTGAGTTACATATAGTCCTGGATCATCCCATTCAGCAACACCTGTTTGTCCTGCAGGAGTGAAAGACCATTTCTTACCTTTTCCTTGAACTTTATATTTACCATTCTGAGCTTTCTCTAACTTGGTACCATATCTAGCTTCATTGATAGCTTCTTTATTAACTTTACCTCTTCCTTGTGCAAGACTATCAGCATCTAAATAATGTTCTTCAGATGAATCATTGATTGCGTTTTGGAAATTGGCAAGATTCATTTTATCTGTTGCATAACCTTTTAGTTTTGCATTAGCTCCTTGGATATTTGCTTTAAGTGCAGAAAGTGTAAGTTTATCAAATGAGTTGTTTACATCTAATCCATTTAACTTGTCTGTCGAACTAGCAATAACTTTATTCTCTTTAGCTTCTTGTTTAGAAATAATATCTCCAATATTCTTAAATTTCTTACCATTGTATTTATTTGATAAAGCAATAATATCTTGATCACCTGTTTGTGCTGCAATTCTTTTATCAAATTTAAGATTACCTAATACAGTTAAGTTTTTCTCACCTGTTTCAGGATCTTCCATTTCAAATGCTGGTTCATTTCTTTCCACTTCTACATCAGCATCAGCGTTCTGTGAACCATACTCAGCATAGTCTGTATATGAATCGTGTCCACCTTCACCATATTTAACACCAATACCTGTGTGACCATTACCATCAGATTCATCATGTGACTTTCCTCTGAACATAATAGTTTCACCTGTACCTGGCATGTATGGATTTTGAGAAATAGTTTCAGCATGTCCACCCCAAGTAGTTTTAACTTGTCCACCTAATGCCATAGTTTCTAATGCACTAGGGCTAGGCTGTACGTAACGACCACTAATGTGCCCACCACTTCTTAACGTATCCATAGTTTCATCTGGAGCTAATAGTTTTTTCATACTATGATCACCAAATTGTGTAATAACTTGTGGCTGCCAATCATGACTTACCCATCCACCATCTTTCATGTGAGAGGCATAACCTGCTTGTATAGCAGGAAGCTTTTGGTTAAGCATTATAGTTTGTTGATTTCTTTCTGTTTGTCTTCGTAATCTTTCTATCTCTTTTGGATTTTGATCAGCAAATCCACCAATTAATGCTCCTGCTGTTTGTCCAATAGCTGAACCAGCTGGTCCAAATATACTACCAACAGCTCCACCTACAGATCCACCAATAGCCCCACCTGCATTGTTACCTGTTACAGCATTTGCTAAATTGCCACCAATTTGACCATATTGTCCCAAAGAACTACCAGCACCAGAAGCACCATCAACACCAGAGAATCCACTTCCTCCACCATTTATTGTATTTAGCCAATTGCTCCACCCACTCTGTGCTTGTGGAACATGTCCACCATGTCTATATCCTTTTACCATAGATGAATCATTGAGGGGCTCATATCCAAGATCATCATATAACGTTCCAGGAGCATAAGTGTTTTGGATCTCTCCTCCATCTTCATACATTACAAAATTAGGATGAGGTCCTCTTCCTATCTGTTTCATTTTCCCTGGTCCAAGTTGTTTCACAGTTCTTGCACCTAATTGTTTAGGAGCACCTTGACCTAATCTTTTTGCACCTTCACCTATTTGTTTTGCTGCTCTTTGATAATTTCTTGCTCCTGGAAGTCCTTGGAGATATGGTAAGTATTTAGTGTTTTTCAATAACCCTAATGCTGGGAGTGCTCCTAATGCTTCCATCCCTGCTCTTTTATATTCTCCTTCAGTTGCATAGTCACTTGCATTAGCTGCTGAGTTTACCCAGTATGCAGGATTTATTGCTCCTAAAACTTCATCGTATGCATTCTTATTATTTTTAGAGAACCCTTCTGCAGGAAGTTCACCATACTTACTATAGTGAGCATAACTCTGTAAAGGATTAGCTAACACTTCTCCTGTTCTAGTTATGAAATTATCTTCTTCTGGATCTTGTATATTTCCAAAATCTTTTTTGCCCATCTTTGGTTTACTTGCCATTGCTTGAGCAAATGTTTGTTGTTTACCAACTTGTTTTTTAGCAGAAGGTTTACTTCCACCAGGAGGAGTTAATTTTTCACCTCTTAGTAATCTGTCAGCTAATGCTAAATTATTTTTAGCTGATCCATCTGTATATCCTTTTTTCTTTGCTTCACTCCAAGGTGTACCTGTTGTATCTTCCCATATCTTCCAAACCTCTTTACTTTTAGGTTTTGATATAGCTTTGATAGTTTCAGTTTCTTTAGGAGCCACATATCCTGCTGGTGCTTCTTGTGGACCAAATGCCACTTGATTAGATTTTCTATTTTCAATAGCTGCTTTTTGTCTTGCAGCATTTGGATATTTATTTATTAAGTCTGATTTCTCTTCTGTCACATAACCATTCTGTGCCTTATCTACAAAACCACCATTACGTTTAAGAATATTTGTACCTACACCCATTGTAGGAAATACTTGGTTAGCACTTGTCAATGCATCTTCAGGTCTTACATATTTACGCTCAATAGGTTGAGCTCTTTTTGAAGATTGTTGAGCTTTAAGTTGTACATCACTTATTGCTTTATCTTGTCTTGCTTGCTTCACTGCATCTTTCTCTTGTTCAAATGCATCAAGTCCTTGTACTATTCCACCTATTATTGGAAGTGCTCCTAGAGCACTACTAATTCCACTTGTTTCTTTTGCAGGAGATTGAGGAGTAAATCCTATATCTTCAGGAACACTTCTATCTGTAACACCTGCTGGAAGTTGATTGTTTGTAGCCCATCGTTTTCCAACTTTATTATTTAACGCAAATGGATCTTGTGTTTGAAATGATTGATTAGCAAAGGCTTGCGCATTAGGTGCACTTATTCCTCCTGCTGGAATGTTTGTATTCCCAGGATTGAATCCTGCACCAGGAGTTGATGATATACCATATGGTTGATTATTCTGATACCAATTAGGGGCAGAAAATTGATTACCAAATTGAGCTTTCTCAACAGCATTAGAAGTTTGAGCTTTCTTAAACTCTTTACCATGCACTTTCATAAATGCTTCTTCTGAAGGATACTTTTTATAGAATTCTTTTTCAGATTTAACACCAGCAATTTTTAATATTTGAGCCTTCATATTAATTGTATTTGTTCAACCATCCACCTGGTTGTGGTTTGTTATAGTTTGTAAAGTTAGTTAATTGATCTAACTGTTCAAAAGTTTTTTCATCTTGTTGATTTACACCATTCTTAGCCATTGGAAACTCTGTTACTTTCTTTCCTTTGAACTTATAGTTCTTTCCTGGTTTCATTAGTTTTGTATCACCAGTATCAGATATTCCTAATACATCATAAGGAACTCCTTGCATGGTTATATTGTTAGAACCTATTTCTGTTATCTCTCCAGGATGAGCCCATTGTCCTCTGTCATCTTTAATGATCCCACCTTCAGCAAATGAATCTAACCACCCACCATTCTTCATTCCTTTAGGTTTCCAATCTAGTCCATGTTGGTAATAAGACATTGATCCACCATTTTTGTAGTCATACTCTTTTCCTACTTCTTCATAATACTTTGCCTCTCCTTCTAGGTTTAAAGGATTAGTATATCTTTGACTGTCAAGAACTTTATCAAATAATAAATATTTATTAAGAATTCTTGCTTCTGGAACATCGTTTATTAATTGTATATAGTCTTCTTGATTTTCTAAATCGCTTCTATTATAAAAATTATTCCATACAGCATCAGTGGTCATCATCTGTGGTGGATTTTGCATCTCAGCCCATAGTCTATCATCTGTATCATGAGCTATGTCATAATTATCTCTACCTTCTGAATGCTGAATAGCGTGATAATTTTCATGTGCTAATAACTGATCTTGATGAAGTTTTAAATCTTCTCCTGTTAATTGGTTACCCTCATCATCTTTCCATGTAGTGTAATCAGTCCCTATGTTCATTGTGTTTAACCTAGGATCATAGTAACTTCTATTTACATTAGGATTATCTACTCTCCTTGCAAACATTGGATTTCCATGCATATCTAATTGTTCCCCATCCTGTGCACTAGCCAATGTCTTCTTTGCATATGGACCATTGGAAGGAATACCCTTCGTACGTGCGTATGTGAATCCTACAGCTCCTGGAACAGAACCACCCATTGCAAGATTAGGAGTTACAGTAACAGTATCTTTTATTGTGTTTGCTCTTTCAATTGCTTTAGGGTTCTTGGAGTTTCCATATTTCTTCTTTATAGATGTATTAAATATGTCAGCTTTTCTTTGTGCTCGTTTAATTTGTTCAGGATCACTTGTATTAATATTCATTGCATCATACGCTCCTCCCTCACCTTTCATTCGAGTATTTCTTTGTTTGATGTTCCAAGATTCTTTTTCTCCAGATTCATTTTCTTCATCATCAGATGGTGTAAAGAGATCTGTTATTTTATCAATTATCCAACTGATTGGATCAGTAAATTCTGACTCTTCATCTTCTTCTAGTTCTTCATCTTCTGGTTCTATATTATATATAGGTTTTTTCTTTTTTCTGTATATGGGTCGTATTCTTGAATATTCATCATCGTCACTTGTAGATGATTGTGAAAAATATTTAGGAATAAATCCTGTGTCTGCAGGAACATCTTCTCTAAATAGTTTTATTTCTTCTTTAGGAAGTTCAGCACCAGGAACAGGTTCTTTTTTATCTATTCTTGTATAGTGTGGATTGAATGTATTAAGGTTACGTGCAGAGTTATCCCCATACACTTCATACTGAGAGTTATTTCTTCCTCCCATCATATTACTAAATATATTACCTATACCTGATGTAGGTTGAGGAATGTCACCACCTTGTTGAAATTTTTCTTGAGGAAACATTATAGTTTCTTTTCTTTCAACAGCAGGATGTCTTACAGTTCTTTCCCATTCATCAGCTTCTTGATATGTCTTAAATGGACCACCAAGATGTTCTCCAGTTTTTCTAAACTCTGCTAATGGATCATCTAATGGTTGTCCATATTTAAAGCTAGGGATTAAATAAGCTGGTTCCCCATTCTCTCCTCCTATTGACATAGCTAGTTCAGAACTAGGAGTGTTATATGGAATAACATATCCTTCAGGTAGATTTTCATCTGTAGGTTGTAAGAATTTAAGTTTACCCCCTTTTTGAAACTGTCCCCCCCATGCAGGAGAATAGTTACGTCCTACGTTACTATATCCATCTCCTTCAAATCCTTCAGGAGCAGAAACTTCATAATCATTATAGTTTTCTTCCTCACCATAGTTGTCTAGCCAACCACCATTCTTCATGTTGTTACTATTGTCTCTACCACACTCATGACATATGTACAAATCTTTCTTGCTAGAATCAGACTTGTTCCAACTCCATCCACATGTGCATTTTACTTTACCACTACTCATTATTTGTAAGAGATTACGTGTTTCCAAATTTCCATAACTATTTTATTTATAGCTTATCATAGCAGGAGCTATTATGAATTGACTAACTAAGTGTACTGTTGCAGAGTTATCTAAGATGTGTCTCACCTTAAGTTCTTTTGCTCTAAGGGTAGCTTTCTTAAATGATCTAGATCCATAGTCCATGTTAGATTGATTAATCACCTTATCAATTGAAAGGCTTTCACAAGACGTGTTGAATAATGGAATCTGAGAACTCTTCTGCAATGCCCAGAATGTATTATACTGATAGAAGTTATCACTCTTAGTATAAGTGATAGTTTTACTATTAGTGTTAAAGATAGGATATAAGTTGTATGCTTGTAAGTTATTTATTGGTTTTGCTACAAGTTCTAATAACCCTGAGCTTTGTTGTCCATTATATAGAATAGCTTTGTTGAACCATTTATCGTTTGTTTCAACTTTTGTATTGTAACTAAATACACCATCAGGAATAGGAATGTATTCATATGCCTTGGTGTAATCTTTTACATTCTGTAAGATCTCATCTTGGTATTGATATGTAAAAGGGTATTCGATAATGTATGGTTCTATTTTTCCATAATAGTAGTTATATGTATGTATGTCAGTAAGATGTCTCCATAGACATGCACTAGTAGATTGTGTATATGTTAAAGCTGCATAGTCAGTTCTAGTAATTGATTGTAGAGTGAATGATTTTTTTAATTTACATTTTCCTGTAGATTCAATTGTTATTATGTCAACTACATTATCAACTACATAACTAATTCCTGCCATCAATGATTTTTTGGAAACGTTTGTAGCTATAACATTACCAAACTGATCTGTGATCGTGAATGGTCCAGTCCCTGCTCCAGCAGTTGTTAATCGTATTGTTATAACCTTTGACATATCATTAAGGAATAGTTGTTGTTGTTGTTGTTGTGGGTGTACAATCTCCATCAGATGTACAAGAAGTTATTCCTCCTGTAAGAGTAACTATAGCTTCTCCAGTTGTTTCTCCATCAATAGTATTGAGTTGTGCACATATGTAAATTGTTTCATTAACCAATGTTTGGAATTGTCCCACTCCTAAATAATCTATCCAAGTGAACGTAGCTGATCCATTGCCAGATACAGTGATAGTATAACAGAATGGATTTGGAACAAACACTGTAGTTGTTGTAGTTGTAGTTATATTATTACCATTACTATTAAGTGACTGTGGAACACAACTTGCTACTTGTGTAGCTGATTCAAGAATAAGCCCTGTACCAAATATAGGAATTAATATACCTGACAGTAATTCATCTACAGCATATAAGTTTCCAGAAGTATCTCCTGCAAATATAATACAATTACATTCTGATAATGTTACAAGATCATAAGACGTTCCAACATTTAAATCTATTTCGATCACTGATGTAGGATAGTCATATTGTGTAATGTAATAATCTGATGTAGTTACATCCTGATTGATTATAATAAGTTTAGCTTCTGTTGTATACAACATGTTTCCTATTGCAACTCTATCAGTTTGTAAACTAAACATTATAGTTGCAACTCCTGCAAGTCCTGTAACATCCATTTCTATTACATCTTGAGGAGTTGTTGAATCATCAATTGTAATTAATGTTACATCATCAATTGCCACCATCCCTGATGATGTTGTAAATCCTCCAGGGAAAGTGATGTTTCTATTAAAGATTGCGCTAAATGGAGACAGTGCTATATCCCATTCAATAAATTGTGTATCAATAGACCAGAATTTATTTGCTGTCATAGCTATTCCATATCCACTTACATATCCTGGTACAATTACTTCTGTTATAGGATTATCATCATCATTGAGAACATAAATTTTATCTGCTGCACTAAATAAAAGTCCACAGCATTCTCCTACTGTTGGTGCAATTGTGGTAGTGGTAGTTGTAGTTCCACAATTACAATCTACTAATCTAGCAATGTATCCATCAGTTACATAATATCCATATCCATCAGATAAGCTTTCTAATGTGTAATAATATCCATCAGGAATAAATGTACAACTAGAAAATTGATTATCATAAACAAGTTGTAAAACATCAAGACTAAATGCATAACCATTAATTGTTACAGCACTGATTGATGGATTACCAAGTCTAATGATTGCCATAGCATTACACATATCATTCAAACTTGATGTTGAATCAATTGGCATACCACTACCATATTGATATCCAGCATATAAAGTATATGTAAATAAATTATCAGGTGGTGTACAAGTTGTAGTTGTTGTTGTTGTTGAAACTGTAATTACAACTTCACCAGCCAATTCACAAAACAGTTCTGTAGCTTCACCCACTAAATCACATGATGGAACATATCTTATAGTGGTTGTATAATTTGGTCTAGTTGGAATTGTGGTAGTTGTAGAGGTTGTTGGTTTATTTGTATCACCTACAAATGCAATAAAATTAGAATCAAAATCATCACAACAGCCATTGATTCCTGAATAGAAGAAATTATTTTCACCCATATACCAATTAGGAATATAGCTGTGAAATGAAATCCAACTATTGGTATTCATATTATATGAAATAGTCCAAGACTTATTACAGAAGAATTCAGGATCTGTAAGATAGACCTGTGTTCTTGTTACTACTGGTATTGTATTATCATTATTTGTTGACATAATATTTAAGATATTATTGTAGTAGTAGAAGTTGTTGATGTTGTTGTAGCATCTGGAATATGCTGCACTGTCTCTATATAAAACTCTCTTTTATCAGCATCATATTTCACATCTTTGTCTATAGGAATATAATCAAGTTTTGTAATAATAACTCTATCAAATTTAGAATCATACACTCCATGTAAACCAATTCCTGTGAAATGATTATCTGTATTTACTTCAGGGAAATATCTAAGAATCTCAAATGCTAAATGGTCTGTAAAGAATCTATTCATTCCTGTGCCAAATGCAGAAAGATCTGTAGCTTGATTACTATTAACAAGAAACACTTGTCCACGTTTAGCATCAACAGTAATTTGTCCTTGTGGAATCTTCAACAAGAACTTATTCTGACTTCCTACATATCCAAGATCTGTTTCAGCAAAGTCAATAGGAGGGGATTGTTTAAACAATGTATCGTTTCCTATATATGCTGCTTGTGGATTACTTGTGTTAATTGTAAGCAATGTATTATATAACAATGACTTGTTTTCAAATCTAGCTAAAATAGCTTTATTCTGAATACCATCTAATGCTGTAAGACTTCCATAATTCTGAGGAAAGTCAAACATTGCAGTTGCTCTATACGTCAACCAGTTATTAACTCTGTTATCAGCATTTGTGGTTTGGGGATCTGAGTATATTGCTCTGAATGGATAGTTTGTATAACACAGTTGTTCTGTCCAATCAGGAGGTAAGTGTGTGAAGTAATTCTCTTTATTCTGTTTAGAAAAAGTTGTATTATAATAATATGTATTATCTTGAGAAATTGGAACAAAACTTTCTTGTACCCAATCATCAGGAATACTAGTACTAACATGTGGCCAGAAGTCACCTTCTCTATTATTGAATGCTTGACGCAAATCTAAATTGTAAGAGCTCTCACAATAGAAGTTAGGAACTCCATATGCAAATAAATAAAAATACCCATCATAATAGGTTCTATAAGAACTCTCACTTCCTGTAGGTACTTTAGAAGGATCATTAGGGCAATCAAAATTATGTGCTTTGATTGAAACTATGTTTGTCATTACAACTCCATTATCAAGACTAAAATCTGATAATACAGAACGTGCTGAGTGCCAGTACTTTGGATAGGCTATGTTACCAATCTCATCATAGAATATCTCTGAATCATCAGGAGCTCCCACTCTGTTATCAATAAAGTATGGAAGTTTTGTTTTAAATGCAAATCTAGAAATGAATGTATCACCTCCAAATATAGTGGCAGTTGACACTCCTGTAAATGGAACTGTTTTTTGAAAACCTGTATCAACTGTTTCATAAGAATATATTTGTCCCCATTGGTTATCAAATACATTTTTCATTGAAGCATAATAAGATACTACTGTTACATCATCTTTTTCTTCTGCAGGAGTAATACAACGATCTGAACTAGTAATTGTATATCTTGAATAGTCGCTAATACCAGGAGATCCATTTATGCTAATGCTTGGAACGTCATTAGGAAACAATAAAGGTGGAACAGTAATAGTGGTATTTCTATCTTCTATAGTTTTTATAAATACAGAAGATTCTCTATTAAAATTATTAATATTATGATTATCTCCTACAGATTGTACTCCTGGAATAAGATATTGTGTAATATCAATATTACGTTGTTTAATTGCTAATGCTGGATTATTTTCAATATCTCCATAATAATCATAACTAGCAATTGAATTAAATGAATATGCATAGTTCTTTCTTGTGATACCATTTATATAAATAGTTAAATATGCCTGATATGCTGTAAACGTAGCAGTAAAATTAAAAGGATCAGTCATTCTTGCTATAGCATCAGAACTACGCAATGCATCTTCTTGAGCCTCTTTTGAAATTAGTTTATACTTAGCATTCTTATTAACTGCAACAAAATGTCCAGTACCTGCTCCATACATTACGTTCTCTAACTTAAGAACATTACCTAAGAAAGGTTGTCCAAAAGATGTCTCAGGAGAATTAAACACATGTCTGTATTTTGATGCATCAGTTGTTATAGCAGGAAGTTGAGTTGTTTCACCACACTTAACACTAGATCTTCTAGAACGAGTAAAATCAATAACTCCTCTAGGAGATTCACCAATGGGTGGAATATATTCTTGTCCTACACTACATTTACATGCTATATCATACCATCTATTTCTACATGCAGTACTAACAGTTCCACCTACAGCAACAGTGGCATATAATGCTCTACCACCATCTACTACTATTCCTCCTATAATAACAACAGCTTCAATTCCAAGAAAAGCAAAAGGTAATACTTGTACTACAAGAAGACCTACAAGTACATTGGTTAGATTAAATTCCACAGCACTCCATCCATCTAACCATGGACCTTGTGGATCTAACGCTGTGTTATCAAGTGTATAAGGACTTGACCAGTTTACACGAAAACCTTTACATCCTCTACTTCTTACTTTATATACATCATAGTTTCCAGGACCTATATATGCTTTACCTGTAACAAAAAAAGGTCTACTATTTGAACAAAATTCTTTTATTTCATTCAAATACATTCTTTCTGTAAAAGTTTTATTTGTATTAGGATCTGTATATTCATAAGTTCCATATGGTCTAGGATCAGGATCAGCAGGATTATATAATGAACCACCTGGTTCTGTTTCAGGATCAATTTCTGTACACATAACTACCCAAGGTTCAGCTAATTGTGAATATGCATTATTAGCTGTAAGTAAGAAAGGATCTTCACTAAGATCATTATATGGGTAATTGGGGAAATAAAAAGTTTGTTTTTCTCTTTCGTATAAATTAAGATTTCTAAGAATACCTTTAGCAACAATTGATTTATTTGTTCCTCTGTCTCCTCTTATAATTTTAAATCCAGCAATGTCAGCTTTTTGATCTTCTGTTAAATTTGATTGTTGAATTAATTGCGTAACTTGACTAATATTAATTTTTACACCAATAGGAAATACAGCATCTGATGTTTGCATTTCTACTTTATATTTATTAGCAGTAATTACTGGTGTAGCACTTTCAAATATAGGACTAACAAGAACATCAGGAAACTTATGATGTCTGATAGGTTGATCTGCAAGATCTCCCCATAAAGCATCGTTACATGGGTATTTTTCTTTTGATTCCCAATATGCAAAATCACCATATTCGTGTGGTGTTGCATTTTCTATAGGTAGCCCTGTACCAATTCCAACTACGCTACCTGTATTATATATTTTCCAATAAGGGCTATATCCAACTCCTGTAAGAGGGTCAATGTATTCAGGAGTTCCTATAAAATCAGGACTTGTGTCAGGTACATCTGGAAAAGACTCATTATTATTTCTTTGTCTTCCAGGGATATGAAAACCATCTGTTTGTTTTCCATTCTTTAATAAGAATACAATTTCAAATGCATACACTTCATCACGTAGATAACCACGTAAGTTTGTAGCATTTAATTCATCTGAATAGTTTTCATTAGAAGGAATTCTATATGTCTCCCATTGAAATCTTATTTTACTTGCAATAGATTGGTAGTTAATTCTATCTATAGATGTAAGATTATCCCATACAAGAATATCTTGTACAGATGTAAGATCTTGTGCTATTTCGTAATGAGGAAACTTTTCAAAAATATCAGCTGTAGAAAGTCTAATGTTTGTTTTATTTTGACCACTATATGTAATGCTCATTATTACATTATCAATGAAGTATGTACCTATTAGTTCTACTGATGAAATAGCATTTACTGTTTTAATTACAGCTAAGTTGAAATATTGAAACTGTCCTGTAGCATCAAGATTATTAATTCCAACTACAACTGATTTTCCAACAGGATAGTTAAAGTTAACATCTGTAACACGAGCATTTGCAATAGGTGTAGGATTTGTAACTGAATAATATGATGTGTAAGGATTACTTGATGCATCACAATATTGAATTGCAAACTGCACTGTACCTGCAGTTAGGTCCCCCCCTGTTATAACATCTACAATAGTTAATTCAGGAATAGAAAAATTAGGTTGTAATTTTAATTGATTACAATCTATTTGGCTTGTATAATTAGGATCACAAAAAGTAGAACTTTGTGCTAATGTATATGGAATTTTAAGAGGGTCAAGATCCAAATATCTTCTAGGATTGAATCCATCTGTCCAATATATCTCTGTACTACAGTTAGTTATCTTGTGTACAATTTTGTGTATAGGATAATCAATGTCAAAATTAAGACAAGGTGCACTAATAAACACATGATAGTTACAATCATTATTGTCCATGTATCCAATCTCTGACTCACCTGTTGAAGGATTAGTAAGAAAGAATATATGTTTATTTTTTTCTTGAATAAGATGTGTACCAATCAATATGTAATTAGCAGGAAAAAACTCAGCATTGTTATTAAAGCATGGTTCATTTCCTGGTTCATTCTGATAGTTTACAGAGTTAGCATCAAAGTTCTCAAGAGAAGCATTCAATGCATAAGTAAGCATTCCTTTAGGAACTTGACTAACAGTGTTATCTAAGTTCATTCCTATAGATGCTACATTATACTCTTGGTTAACATCACTTTGATCACCACTGAGTAGTTTCTTAATTTTTTCAAGTTTATCGTCTGCCATGAGTATTAATTATTACGTCTTCTACCATATCTATTAGTACGATTTGGTAACTCGTACATATTAAACCTGTTTAAATCTTTTATGATTCGTCTTTGTTTAGTGTAAGCATCTTGTTTTTTGATTTCGATGTTTGCCATAATGAAAGCCTCGTCATGAAGTTGTTTGTAATAAACAAGTTTTTGTTGAAGTTGGTTAAAAGTTTCGTCGTTAGTTTGGTTTGCAAGTGTTTCGAACACTTTATATTTAATGAATGCTTCTATGAACTCTCTAATACGATAGTTGTCAGGCATCATTTGATTTCCTGCATTATCATATTCTGTAGAGTAGAATACTAAGTGTACCACTCCATTTCTAAAGTTAGTGACAAACTTATTATCTCTGATGTCAAATGAGTCAGCAGCTGATGAACCAAAGTTTGCACAATCTAAAGAACAGTTTGCTCTAACAGAAATGTTTCCTGGTTTCAATAAGTATTGTCTATGATATTCTACAGCAACTTGTTGATTTGTTTTATATACAGCTTGAACTAATGTTGGCATGCACGTAGGACATCCTGTGGTGCATTCTAAGTTAGTGCAAGGTTGTCCATTAGATGTAACAGGACTTATTTGTATTGTTGTCTCTGAAGCAGCTTGTGAGTAAAATGAGTTAGCTGTCTGATATGGATATCCAGGAATAGATGTACACAACCAAGCTTCTCTAACAGCATGAAAGTTATCAGGAAGTCTAGCTTCAAAGTCTTCTATATGTAGAAGTTGTTGAGCTATTACATAACTAGATTGTCCAAGTTTCTTTAGACATTTATCTAAGTAGGTTGGAAATAACAAATCGTCTACAGCTCCTGTATCAAAGTAAGATTTTAATTCTTCTTTCACAAGTGCGTAGACTGGCTCTGGGCTAACAAAATTATATTTGTAATAGTAACTCATTTTTGTAAGTGTTTATGTTATCCACTCTCTATATATGTGCTGATATTTATCATCAGCCTTTATGTAGTGAGATAGTAATCTTGATGTTGTTCTAGAAGGTTTAAAGTACCAAAGATCAGAATGTTTGAATCTAGCATTTTGTTTGAACCAGTGCCAACCAAAAAAGAATCCTTCTGTGTGATAGTTGAAGTTATAAATAACTTTTCCTTTCTCTCTAGTTTTCTGCCAGTCAATGGGAAGATTAATATATTCCTTTCCATCAACACCTTTCATTTTTCTTCTCTTCTTTTTCTTTATTGAGAACTCTCCAAAACCAAAAGGAAGTTTAATCTTCTCTCCAGTTTCTAATATGTATTGTTTGAATGCTTCGTTGAATGTATAAATGACACTTCTCCATTCATCAAAAGATAACAATATGTTGGGATACTTTTCACAAAACTCCCTATAGTTATCTTTACTCGAACTTCTCCAATCAACCTTTGTTCTCATTAACTAGTTGGCTTTGAATTTGGGGCTTGTCCATCTACACCATCTTGACTTATATCTGTTTTGATACTAAAGTATGTAGATAATAACTTCTGCGAAGTTAATTGTAACACTTGTTGTTCTAAATATCCTGGACAAGCAAACTTTTTATCTAATGGATTAATACAATACTCTTCTTCAGAATATTCTTTTCCACATCCACATTCTGGATATAATATCTCATTGTCTACATCTTCTTCAAATAATGCTACAAATCGAATGGCTTGTAAGTTTGGATTGTTTACATACAAATATCCATTAGATATCCAGAAGTATTCTTGATTCTTTATAACAGGAAGTTTCAATAGATTTATATATCTATTAACAGAAATTTCTTTTAACTTCTTTCCTTGACCACTCAATGCATTAATAGAATAAACTCCTTGTATTACATATTGGTAATTACCTTCTGATATACGTGGAATCTTATGTTTACTTCTTGCAATTGTACATTCATCTACAAAGTCACAACATTCAGAGATTGGCACTTGGCACATCTCTAAACAAGGAATGGTTGTAAATAAAGTATCTGTAGCCCAAAGCTTTCTGAGATTTGTTTCTCTCTTGATGAGCAATAAAGAATTGTTTCTGATCTCAGAAGCAATAGCTCTATCAGTGATTAAGCTGTCTGTAGAAAGCAGCTTATGTGTTGATCTTACGTCTGAAACTAATTTTCTTAATGTTGACATATTTATATTCGAGTTTCAAACTCTGCTATTTTTCCTAGTTTATTATCATAAACTAAAGCAAGAGCTGCACGTACTGAATGTACGTAGTTATTATCTAAGTGCCATCTGTCTGTTCCAGACAAGCTAGGCATTTGTTGTATTCTTACACCTTTGACTTCTTTAGCCATATAGTGATGCTTATCTCCTGTGTGCACTTCTCTATATTTAGCATTACCAAATGCTTGACTATATTTAGGATGTGTGGCAAATAATAGTGGAAGGTCTTCTAACTTACAATTACCATGATGCCATCCAATAAATGTATCTCCTAACGTCTTACCTTTTACAACACTATGTTCTCTATCAAACTTAACATCAAGTTCACGTTTGAAATACACTTCTAATGCATGTGCTAAATAGAAGGATTTAGTCCTGTCGTGATTTCCTTGAACAAGTATTACATCAACATTACTTGAATAAAATCTCAACATGTTTATTGTGTCTACAAGTATTGAGAATCCTAACTCATATTCAGAACTATAATCTAATATAGTGTCTTGTGGAGTTCCTTGTGTAGTTTGGTTTTGGTAATTGTCTGTATGGAAAAAGTCATTCGAAATAGGAAACACTATAGTGTTTATGTTATATACAGATGCAACTTTTTTAATCAAAGATTGAGCCACATTAAAATATCTGTAAGCTCTTTCAACAGGATTGTTATCCTCGTCTACATGTCGTTTAGCTAAGTGATAATCAGAGATTGACACCTCAATGTCAACATAATCTTTCTCTTTGCTATGATCAACAGGAGTAATTGTAATGTTGTTTGGTTTGTAGTTTTCTAAAAACTTGGCAAAGTCTTCAGGGTTGTAATCTTTTGGTCCTTTTCGTTTAGAAAAAACTGAAGATGTAAACTTACCATTTGGTAAAAGCTTAGACCAGTAGTTGGTAATTATATATTTATCAAGATCTATCTTATGTAATGCTGCAAGTTCAAGATCGTCTTTGGGTTCATGATCGCATATTACTACGCTTTCTAATGTTCCTCTTTCAACATCAACCTTGATTGTTTTATCTGATAGTAGTTTAGGTCTTTTGTCATGACTTAACTGTAAAAGAAGTTGATCTACTTCATATACAGAAATTCCTAAAGACTTTGCATAGTAACTCTTGCTTTTTTTCCAGCGAAGCATATCCTTCAACTGATTCAGTAATTGTTGATTGTCAAGCATATACGTTCTAATTTAATTAAAAATATGGTAAAGATAAATAATAGTTTTTACAATATGCAAATATTTTTAATTACGCAAGAAATTCTTTATAATTAAAAAAGTTATTAAACAAAAACTCCCCAAGAAAAATCTTGAGGAGAAGTCTTGTAAAACCAACAAAACAAGACTTTTTGTATATTAAGGTATTGTAGTTGTAGTTGTAGTTGTTGAACAATCTACAGTTATGTCTTTAGCTTTTAAATTTCCTAATGAATCTCTAATAACCATCCAATAAGTTCCTGGTGTAGATCCTATTCCTATTGCAAATGCTCCTGATGGTGGTCCAACCCAAGATGTATTAGCTAATGCAGCTGCCTCACTTGTAAAATAATTATTTCCTGATTCATAAGGTGCTGATCCTCCAGTGTAAGCACTCATGCTAAGTGTTGCATTTATTCCAGCACAACTAGATGTTAATACAAAATCAAGTGGTGCTGTAGTAGTTGTTGTAGTTGTACAATTAGTAGTTATACTATTAACAGCAACGTTTCCTGCTGAATCTATGATTGCTACCCAGAATGTATTATTAGGTTCACTAGTACCATAACTAATAGACTCAATTGAAAATGCTGACCAACTTGTATTTGCAAGAGCAGAAGCTTCATCATAGAAGAATGTAGTTGCTGGGTAATAACCTGGCGCACCTCCAGTGATTGTGTCTGCTGTAATTTGAATTACTGTTTCACCATCACATTCGTAACTTAATAAAAACTCTAATGGTAATGTTGTAGTGGTTGTTGTAGTTACAGGATATAATTCTAAATCAATATAATTAGTACACAAAAAATTACTAGACATAACTCTAATAATTGTTGTTGGGTCAGGAACCAATGATGAAGAATATCCTGCTAATAAATCTATTTTAGCAACTCCCACTTCAAATGCTGATAAAAATCCATCTACATCTGAGTATAGGTTAAATGGACCTGAGTCAGATCCTGCTGTTGTTAATGTTATTAATACTGTCATTTTATTATTGGTTTAAATTAATCTTTTACTAATCGAACAGACATTCCATATTTTACAGTTCCATCACTTCCATATGCAAGAGCACTACTATTATAGTTTAATGAATGATAATAAATATATGGTGGAAAGAACACTGTACTTGTCCAAAAGAATGCACGAAGTGTAAGTCCAAGAAATGTTCCATCTGGAAAACGTTCCCCACCTGGGAGACCAGTAAAACCAGTACTATTAATTGCTCCTACATTAGGACTAGCCCAATGAGATATTCCAATTTCTTTCAATTTTCCTCCAGCAGTAGCACCTAAACAAGTTTCTAATTGATCAAATTCAGCTTCAGTTGGTATATGATATCCTATAGGAGGTAATCCTCTTGGATCTGTTACAGCATACCAGTTATATAATTTTCCATAAATAGCTTCATTAGCAGGGTCATTGTTGTAATAGCACCAAGCACCTGTAGTAAGTGCAGCCCATGCAACAGGATCACTTACTTCTGGAATAGGATCACCATTTCTATATGTAGTTACATCCAAATTTCTAGTTGTCCAACGTTGTTCACAAATCAATACTGTTGGTAATTCTGTAGTAGTAGTTGTTGTAGTGGTACTTGTACTTGTACTTGTAGTAGTTGATGTACTAGTTGTGCTAGTTGTACTAGTTGTGCTAGTTGAAGTAGAACTAGTAGTAGTAGTTGTTGTTGGTGTTGCTGTAGTAGTAGTCGTTGTTGTTGGACAAGGACATTCAGTAGTTGTAGTAGTTGTAGTAGAACTACTAGTTGTAGTAGTTGTAGGACAACAGACATTTAAACTGTCTGTTATACTACAAATACGTTCTTCTATTTTTACAAGAGCTTCAGTGAGATCTTCTGATGTTTGGATATTTGTACACAATAGATCTAGTCCAATATATGTTACTAAATCAGATTTAGTAATTTGTGTTGAACAAGAACCAGTGTCTATACAATTAAGAATACTCATAAGTTTAGCTTTAAAATATTAACAAGAGAAAGTAGTGAAAACTTGTCCAGAACCATTAATTCTAATACAATTGCCTACTGAGAAATTTTTATAATACACTGATACTCCTCCTCCATTAAATGTAGTAGTTAGTGTTGGATCAGTGTATACAACAGTCCCAAAAACTATTGTAGGAACACTTGTATACACTGTTATTGCTGCAACTGTTTCAAGACAAGCTAATATATTGTTTGTTTCTCCTGCAGAAAGTCCATGACTAAAATTTACAACAGTTGTAGTGGTTGTTGTAGTTGGTGGAAACAATGTTGTACTTGTAGTTGTGGTTGTAGGCGCACAATTAAATTCACCAGCAATTTCACCACTATTAAGAATAGCAAAAGATATACCACTTGTAGATTCTTGATACCATCTTGCAGCTCCTATGAAAGGAGTGGTCAATGCCATGTCTGTGTACAAGAAAGATCCTAAATTAAGAGTTGCATCGTCTGAATATAAAACTATTGGGAACGTTATTTGAGCACATGCTAATGTTCCTGAGATTGCAGCGTTAGAGAAAAAATATCTAAAACTTGTAGGAACAGGAGTTGTCGTTGTCGTAGTGGTAGGTGGAACTAATGTAGTGGTGGTAGTAGTTGAACCACATGGTCCAAGATAATTTTTTATATATGCATTATCTAAAACTAATGTATTAGGAATAATACATCCTGTAGGAACAGTGACACCACTAGGAGCAACTTCACCAACTCTATTTCCAGAACAATCAATTGCATCCCAAGATCCTACAGGAGAAAGTCCTTGTATTTCAAATGCTTCACAACTAACTTCTTCACAAGGTGCATCAGAAACAACTTCTAAATTAGCACCAAGTAATAATGAACCTTCTGTAATACATCCAGTTTCCATTGTTCCAGGGAAAGGAATTGTTCCACTCACTGCAATGTTTGAATTACAAGCAAATGCTTCCCATTCATTACTTGCTCCACCAGCACCTGTACTTTGTAATAAATAAGATACACATGCTAATGGAGTAGCTGTTGTAGTGGTAGTGGTTGTAGGACACACTTCAGCAATACAAGCTCCTCCAGTTGTTACTATTACTAATTCACTAGCTGCTATACCACCACTTCCACAAAATTGTAATACATCATTTGCAGAAATAAAATCTTCAACAAACTCTCCAATACAATCATTATATCCAATAAGAATATCTATTGCACTACTGCTTGTATTATTAAATGTAATACAATTACAAGCTATTGTTGTAGTGGTTGTAGTTGTAGGTTGACACATTGCATCATTTGTACAAGCAACAGTTCCTCCAGTTATAGAAATACCTCCACCTCCACCACAAGAACTTGCAATAGAATCTTCGTCAGCACAAATGTTTATTGTAGCATTTGTAAGGTTTTGTGATTGAGGATCACCATTTGCATCAGTCCAATAAACAGTACATCTATTTACAGCTGTAACTTCATAACAAAATGGATTTACTGGAACAGCAGTTGTAGTGGTAGTTGTAATGTTTGAACAACAATCTTGTGTATCTATAACATTAATTGAACCAATTTCTATGATTGGATAGTTATTATCAATACAAGCAAATTGTACAGTGCTAGATGCAGTGTCTGTAATTGGCTCTAATGTATTACATTCTACATATGTAATTGTACCAGGATCGAATCTTGGTCCAACATATCCATATGTAGTACAAGGACAAATTGTTGTAGAACTTGTAGTAGTGGTAGTTGTAATATTTGTACAACATACATCTAGTATATCAAATATATTACAAACTGCATTATCAATTTTCTGGAGAGCAACAGTGAGCGTGTCACAAGGTTCAATCCCTGTACAAGCTAAAGGTTCTCCAATATATCTTACGTTATCTGATCCAACGTTTGTTGTTGATTCATTAGAACTCTCACAAGAGTCACACCCACATGGGTTTTGAGGTAAATATGGCCACATAATTAAGTTGGTATATACATTATATAATAACAAGGGTAAACTGGTTGGATATTTGAATGAGGTAGATTACCACCTGTGTAAGCATTATTTATTGTAGTATTTACTGTTATATTAGCAAGTTGTGGATCTGTATCATATTTTGCAAAGAAAGCAAAGTCACTAGCATAATTTAATCCATAAGGTCCACCAAACATAACTACACCTCCTGTCAAACCATGTGTATGTGGTGTTTGTTCCAATGCTGTAAAAACAGTATTATTATGTGCATGACTAGGTAATTGAAATTCATTAAGTGTTATAAAATTAACACCATGACTATTATCATTTATTACATAATTAGGATTAAATGATGGATTTACTGCAGGATCTACTTCTGGATCCAATTGACCACCACCCATATCTGTTATTGCACAAACAGCAACTCTACCTCGTTTATCAGGAGTGTTATTGTTTCCATTACATAAATTAATATCTTTCCATGCTCCAATACCTGCACCAGTAGCATCGAACTTACCAATTAAATCACCATAGAACTCTAATGCTACAAATGGAATCATTTTAGCATTTACTAAATCGCTTGTACTACTATTAATGTATGCAGCAATGTAGTTATTGATTTGATCAATTCTAATATAATTTGTAGAAACATCTAATGCTAATATAGCAAGGTCAGCTTCTACTTCACAAAGTTTATTTATTACAGCTTGTACAATAGTATGTGTATCTGCATTTGGAGAAAGTACTAAACAGTCACTATCATAAGGTGCATTTAATACTGCAAGCTCTGCTACAATAGCGTCTATTTGTTCTTGAAGATTACATGTAGCTTTTATAATTGCTGACAATACATCATTCAAGTTAAATCCATTACATTCTACACACGTAGGAATATACTGTCTAACTACATCACATATTATATCTGGATCAATAATAGGTTTTATACCTGATCCATCAAGAAAAGGTGTAACAAATGAAATGATTGCATTCTCAACAGTGAGAAGAGTGTCACCATTGTGAATACCTAATAGAGGTACATCGACCCCTGTATATCTAACGCATTGATCAGAAACAATCTCAGCGCAACCATTATAACAATTTGTGCAAGACATATTAATAAAATTAAGGTATATATATTATATAATTACAAGCAATTACAGGTTGTATATTTGAATGAGGAAGCCCATTTCCTGTATTCTGAGCAGTTGCAGTTACTGCAGTGGTAGTAGCTGATGTTGGTCCTACTGTTGCTGGAAGAGAAGATGATGAAAATCTATAACTACCTGTATCAGAATAATCTACATATGATGTTATAGGATTGATAGGATTTGCAGGATATGATAATGTTCCTCCTTGTACTGCAGCTACAAAATGACTATGTGGAGGATTTATTACATCTATAATATGTGTATGCGTAGGCATTTGTGTAACACCAAGTGTTATACTGTTACTTCCATATATAGTATTTATTGTATACGCAGGATTAAATCCACCTGTTCCCATATTAGGAACAACATCTGGATCCATTGGTCCTCCTGGAACATTTGTTGTAACTCCAACAAGAACTCTTCCTCGTATATCTGGTACTTGTGAATTACTACTAGATCCAACACATAAATAAATATCAATCCAATCACCTATGCCTGCGCCTGTAGGATCAAACATTGATAAGTCTGTAGCAAAAAATGGAACAGCTACATAGGGAATCATTTTATTCTTAACTAAATTTGAACCAGGTGGGACGTAATTTGCGACAACTGCATCAACCTGTGCTTTAGTATAATAGTTTGTAGCAAGATCAAGAGCTAATGCTCCAAGGTTAACTTCTAGCTCACAAATTTTATCAATTGCAGCTTGAAGTATGTCATGTGTACCAGACGATGCTGTTACACTATCAAGACAATCTATATTATAATCAGCATTTAAAGCTTCAAATTCTGCAACAAGATCATCTATTTGTTCTTGTAATAAACATGCTGCTTTAATAATTGCTGTTAAGACTTCATTTAATGTGAATCCTGTACACTGTGTACATGTTGGAAGAAACTGTTTAACTACATTACAAATAATGCTCTCATCAACTATAGGTTTAATTCCTTCTCCTGTTAATACAGGAACAAGAAATGTTGTAATTGCATTCTCTACAGCCAAAAGACTATCACCATGACTAATGCCTAATGCAGGAACATCTTCTCCTGTGTATCTAATACATTGATCTGAATTAGTTTCAGTACACCCATTAAAGCAATTTGTACAAGACATCTTATTTGAATTTTAAAAGTTTAATTTTACTAGCAATCATATTCACAGAATACTGACTAGCATAACTTGGATTATGATATTTGTATGTAAGGATTCTTTTATAGTTTAAAAGATCAAACATAACACTTCCTGCAAAAGATTGGTTAAGCATGAATACAACATTGTTGTATAAGCTATTAGCCATATCTGCAATTTTACAATCAATCTCTGCAATCAGAGAAGGAATGTTTGCACACTCTGGACAATTGGTTAGTCTAGGTGATAACATAATTATTATTTTTTAGGTTGGGGTTTAGGAGGAGCACTTTGACATTTTCCACATAACCCATTCTTTAGTTGGCATCCACAGCCCACACTAGCCCCACAATTTCCACAAGCAGCCATATTAATAAAAGTTTATTGCATAATTATTTCCAGAACAACCACAATTGTTTTTGTTAAAATTATTTAACATAATGGATGCCTGATTATATAGTTTGTTTGATTCGACAATTGCACAGTTGTTTGCTGCTGCAATTGCTCCTTGTATGAAGAAATATATTGAGCTTAATTCCACTTTTGATTGTGTTCTAATTGCTCTATCACATTCCATCATTTCAAGTTTCATGAATGCTTCATCAAATCTTTCTTGTAATCTATCAACACGAATAATTGTTTTCTCTACAAAGTTTTCATATGCTGGAGCTACAGAGTATTTTAAATGATAAACTCCATCAGGAAGAGGTTGGTTTACACCTGATGCAGTAATGCCTAAACTTGATGATGTAAAGATATTAAAATTATTTACATCAAACGCAAGAATTGCAGTATCAAATCCAGGAATATTTATTTCAATTGTTGGAGATGTGACAACAGGAGGATCTGTAGGATATGTAGACGCATCTATCACCCCAAGAGTTAATGTGTTATATGTAGGAACTACTAAGAAATCTAACTTTAATGTTGGCATAATTTTTAATTTTAATAAAAAAAGGGAAGAGAAAGTTAAAACCTTCCTTCCCCTTTTTAATTAGTTATTAGTTCTTACTATTATACTTATGGAGCAGTAGTAGTAGTAGTCGTTGTTGTTGGTGGTGTTGCTGTAGTAGTAGATGTTGTAGTAAGACATACTCCTGAATCATCGTATGCTTCACCAAGAGCATCTTCTAACGCATCTTGAATATCGCTACCAATACCTGAACCAGTTGCAACTGCAAGGATCACCATTGAATCTTCATGAATATAATCACCCCATTGATAAGCAGACTTGTCTAGCTCATTAAATTTGATGTAGAAAGTATCATAAGTTGTACCATCAACAACCCAAGACTCAAAGTTACCATTGTAACCAGCCATTCTGTATAAGTGTTTCAAGTAACCTGCTTGGTAGCTGTAGAAGTTTTTCTCTAATTGAGCAATTTCTGCAGATGTACCTCTAGCATAGTTAGATGTTTGTGTAACAACAGCTTCAGCAACAATGTTACAATTATCAGCTACGATAAAGTCAGCTGTAGTTGCAGGACCATTGTATACAAAAGTTCTGAAATACATTCTGTCATATTCAAATGGGAACGCAGCAACGTCACATGGTTGACCATATTTAGTTAATGGTTTTCCTGTAATACGTAAAATTGTACCACCTACATTTGCAAATGTAAAGAATGTGTTGAAGCTAATGTTATCAGGGTTGATACCAGGAGCTTGTGCTTCTAATTTTACAATGAATTGATCAATCAAAGCATCAACATCAACAGTGTCACAAGGATCACCACCACAATCACAACAAGGTGCTTGTACAGTTACTGAACGAGTGAAACCATTGAAGTACAATGTGTCAATGTAAGAAGAGTGAGCACGTAATGTTAAAGTTACAACGTCACCACATTTTACATTCCATTGATCAACATCAGTGATTTGGTTAATAGGAGTAGGACATCCAGTCACTTTGTACCATTCAGTTACATTTGAGTTACATCCACCAAATCCACCACCACATCCTGCAATTTTATCAGAACGTTTTGTTCCTTGCAAATACGTGTTTGTTCTACCTTGGGCAATGTAAAAATACTTAAAAGAACTAGGGGTTGCAGTAGCTTCATAGTTGCTACCAAAAATACCTACTTCACCAGCTGCTAAGTCTTGTGTAGGGCTACCATTTACAGGCAATGAGCTCTGAAAACCTGGTACTACAAAGACAGTAGTTAAAGAAAAATCTGCCATTTTATTTATTTATTAAGTTAAAAATTTATTCGTTTGTTTGTATTCTATATTGTGCATTTTGAACTGCACTTTGATTCTCTGTATACATTGCTAGATTCTCAACTGTTAAATCTAACAATTCATCTTCTAGATACATTTCAAGTTCACAGTCTTGATCAAATGATGGTTGACCATCAAACATAATGAATCCTGTTTTATTTATGTAAACTGGATATCTCATGTACATTATATTTATAGTATTAGGAGTGAACGTCCCATCTGTAAATACACTTATATCATCAGAGGATAAAAGATTAAATGTTTCTTGATATTCAAAACTTGGTTTGTAATGATCGTTGTTCATAATAAACTGAAGATCCCCATGTTTTGCAAGATCTCTGTTAATCCAGATCTTTCTGTTTTTACATCTTCCTTTATCAGCTAACACATATGAATCTACATAGAACATATATTGTGGTTCTAATTGATGTATGTTAGCTTTCCACTGATGTATTTCTTTATCTGATTCTACAAGCTCTAATGGTTGATGATTATAATCCATCACTAAACTTTGTAGATCTTCGTAACGTTTTTTAAATGAGTCTAAACCCATTTGACTCACAGTACTAATGTTGTCAATCTTTTGCTTTATCAACTTGATCTGAGCCTCATTCAGAGCTAAGATTTTATCTTCAAGTTGAATCTGTTGGTGCTCATTAGTTGATAGCTTATTCAATCTTTGGTCAATCTTGTATAATAGACTATCTACTGGTATCATGTTTTATATTTTTAAAAACTAACCTCTTAAATAGAAGCTAGTTTTTTAGTTTTTAATTTCTGCTCAAGAGTGATTAAATCATCTTGGTTATCATCATCAATTAAGAATTTAATTAATGACTCTTCATCAACTGCAATTTCATACTCTCCTTCATAAACTCTACCATTTGGTTTCACTCTGTAGATAGAATGTGATGTTGCTTGTTTAACTAAATCTTTAATATGTAACAAGTTTTCTTTCATGTCAGCAAACCTACTAAACACTTCTACAGGATTTAATCCTTGGAATGTACCAGATTTAAACTCTGCTTGTTTAAGAACGTTATCTACTTGGTTGTAAACAACTTCTTCTTTAGTGTCTTCTGTAACTGGAAGTCCTAAAAGTCTTGCAACTTTACGTTTCTTCTCAGGAGTCATAGAATCAAATTTCACAATTGCTTTGTTGATCAATTGTTTTTTCTTGAATATAATTGTATTTTCAATTTCATCATCAACAACATAAAACTGTGTTTCTGCAGGATATTCTCCTCTTTCCCAAGATTGATAAGAACTTGCAATGGTTGGATGTACTCTTAACCATGAAAATGCTAATTCTTGAAAAGGAACCATAAGATCATAATAGTTATCACCATCTAATAGTTTCACAGGTTGTACATGTGTTTGATCATCTGTAGATGTTGATAATCCATAGTTCCAAAACTTAGAACGAGGACCAAGATCAATGTCACCTAATGCAGCTTCTAATTTTTGACGAAGTTTTGTAACACGTTCTATTTCTAGTTCACGTTCTGTTTCATCAGCAATTCTTCTAATATAAGAAGCATTTGGATCTAATCCTGTTCTATACTGTCCATCTAACTCTTTGTAAGGATATTTAAATACTCCTGTTCCAGGAATACGTGTCATACCTTTTCGTGATAGTTCACTTTGCATTGTTTGCAACTGTGCGCTATTTGAATAGTCTCTTTTTATTGTAGAGATTTTGCCTAACTTGCCCATAATGTAGTTTAATTAAAATTGGTTTATACTTTGCAGAATGTACCCATCGAAGGATAATGCGACATAAGTCCATCATTCTGTTTGAAAAGTTTTCCCCCCAAGGTGGGAGAGAGTGGGGGATAGGGGGGAATTCTTTTCGATTTACGACTTACTCTGGGACGCTGTTCTGAATGGGTAGCGTAGTAAGTACTGTTATTTTTATTAGAATTGTGGGATTTCTTCGATCAACACAGTTCTTGATAAGTCTTCGATGAATACATCGCAACGATCTTTCATCCAGATTTCGTATCCTGGGAATTTGTTAGCAGAGCTCATACCTTGAGATTTAGCAAAACCTAAGTGGTGACGAGTTCCATCAATATAACCCCAAGTCATAGAAGGCGCACCTTTCATACGTACCTCACGAATGTTGTTTACCATTGAACCATCAGACATTGGAGAAACATCAAACACCATAAATACTGGAGTGCTCTTTTTGTTTTGTCCAAACTCTAAGTTAGATTGTGGTAAATCTAATTCTTTCAAGTGAATCAATTCAACACGACCAGTCTCACGAGTTACCATTGCATCAAATGCAAAGTTGTAAGTGATGTGTTGTCCTTCTCCTTGCATGTATCTGTTTCCAGAGTCAGCCATGAAAGTTAATCCTGAGTTTAATGCATCAGTTTTCAAAGCTTGTTGGAATACGTCGAATCCAGCTTCGTTAGTGTACATTTTAACTCGTCTATCTTTAACGTCCACACGTCTGTAGAATAAATCTCCAAATACTGAACGAATCAAGTTAGCAGAGAATTCACCTCTGTTATATTGTACTAAGTTACCATTGTTACGCATTCTGTGGTAAACACCTGCAGATGTACGTTTCAAGTTTTGTTGTGAACCACCAGATTTAACTGTACCTGGTTTAGCCCAGATCATACGTTTAACTTTTAATTCCAACATAGATTTACGCATCCAGAACTCAACAAATGGCTCCCATTTAACATCATTACGAGTTAAAGGTAATTGGTTACGTCTTTGTGGAGCATATACTAAAATATCAAGAGGCTTACCAGAAGCATCAACCATCATTTTATCATCAGCCCATTCAGTGATTTTGTGCTCATATCCATATGCAGAACCTAAAGATTCGAACATTGTGATTTGCTCACCTAAACGAGGCAATCCTAATAAGTCTTGGTCAAACTCACCAATAGCAGCATCAACCAATTCTAACTCAACACCAACTTGTAAGAAAGTAGAGTTTACAAAATCAATTGTTGGATTGTCAGTTACTAAGTTGAAACTGTACAAGTAACCCATGTTCCATGGAATAGGATCTTTGATTACATAGAAACGAGGACCATACTGACGTGAACCTACAGAAACGATAGCGTTTTTAGAGAACTCATTAGTATCTAATACTAAAGTAAATTCTTGTCCATCAATCCCTGGTTTGTTATTCTCTACTGTAGAAGTAGGAATATCAATGATTTTTGGGAACTTGTAAGGAACAGCAATTTGCCATTTCCAAGCATCACTATTATTATCAATGTAATAAGGTGTGCTTTTGTTGATCATGTCTAAGAAGTCATTGCTGTACAATGAACTCTGAGTGTACAAGCTGATGATTTTTTTATCATAGTCAGCTGGTTCAGTGGAGTGAAAAGACTCCAAGTGGTTAGAGTCTGTAAGTTTACCTACAGCACGCTTGTCCATAGAGGCTACTCTAGCGTAAGTAAAACCAGTTAACCCTGGGATAGTTTGAATACTCATTTTGTTATACTTTTTGTTGTTATTAAATTACTTTATTATAGGTTAGTGAACCACGAATTAGGATTAGTTTTTGAACCACTACCAGTTGACGTTTTTGTTTTTGTCACCTGTCTTGCAACTTCTCCAAACAACTCGTTAGATTTTTTACTAACACCTGTTCTTTGTATAGTTGATAATGTTGGATCTTTTTCTAAGATTTTAAGAAGCAAACCAACTTTAACTTTCATGGCATGATTCTCAGGTCTTTTAAGATCTAAAATGGTTCTGTCAAAATCTGAAAGTGTTTCTCCAGATGCTGTCTTCCATTTATCAACTAATAAGAAGTCTTGTAGTTCTGTTGCTAATTTTGGGTTTAATGGAATACCATCAAACTCTTTTGATTTTAATTTTTCTCCAAGGATACCTTGAACATTTTGTATATATTGATTTCTAATTTGAGCTTTTTGTTTTAACTCTTGTTCAGCCTTAGCTTCCATTTGTCCCAACTTCTGTGCTTCTTTTTTAACCAATACTTTATGATGCTTTGTTGCTACGCTCTCAAGATCACCATAATTTTGAAGTCTTTCAACTTCTGAATCAATGTCATCAGCGTCAAATCCTTGATCAGCCAATGCTTGTTTCATTATTCTTATTTGGTTTGATTCTTCTGAGAGATCCATCTCAGCAAAATTAACCACCTGGTTATATGTACCAAAGTATTCTTTAGGATTAACTCCTTTTACAAATATGGCATCAAAAGCTTCTTGATAATCTTCTCCAAATTGTGAAATGAAATTTTGAACCATTTCAGTAGCTCCTTTTTTCTTTTCAGTTTCAAATCTTTCTAAGAATTGTTCTGGTGTTGTAATAGGTTCTTCTTCGTCATCTTCATCTTTATTAAAAACTCCTAACTTGAATAAGTCATTTGCTAGTGCAGAGAATTGAGTACCTTGTGGATCCTCATCTTCTTCATCAGATGTATCAGTTGGTGCATTTTTTGCAACAGGTGCAGGTGGTGTATCGTCATCTTCATCTTCTTCATCAGTGTTGTCACCTAAGAAGTTTGAAATAAGAGATTGTCCTTTTTCTTTATCATCAGCATCATCATCAACTGGTGATATCTCTTTACCTTTTGGTACTGCTGGTTTAGCAGGAGGTGTAGCAGGTTCAGCGTCTTTAATGATTGGTGTGACATCTTCAGGGTTGGAAGTAGAAGTTTCAGGAGAAAACAAATCATTTAGTAATTCCTGATTTCCCATACCCATCTCCATAGTATCTTGGATACTAAAATTACCCATAGACAGGTTGTCTGTATTATCAGCCATAATGTAGTTGTGTTTAATATTTGGTTTATATTACGTGTAAAACTAATTTAACAATATTTAATTTCAAAGGATTAGTTGCCAATATGCTATAATTTTTGTCGTAATATAGCATTAATGTCTAATCCTCTTTAAGGTTTATTACTTTTTTTTGTTATTTCTGCCCTTTGCATTCTCTTTTGCAACAGCAAGATCGTTTGCCATATTCTCTCTAGCCACTTGTAACTTTTCTCTTTCTATAGACATTTTATCAGAGGCTTGTTTATTTTTCAATTGAATGTCAGCCATTGTGCTAGCATATTCTTTACCAGCTTTATCTTGTTCTTGTGTAAGTTTACTCATCTCTAATACATCAGGAATTGTATTCTGATTAGTGTCTTCACTTTCTACTTTACCAAATCCTGTAGCTTGAATGATAGCAATTTTCTCTCTAGATAATCTATCAAGTTCTTTTTGATAGTCGTCATTAGCTTGTTTTTCTTGTTGTAATTGAGCAGCTTGTTGTAGTGTAGCTTGAGATTGCTGCTGTTGTTGTTCAAGTTTTTGTTGCTCAAGTTGTTGTGCTTGTTGTTGTTGAGCCATTTGTTGATCTCTAAGATCTTTGAAGGTTTTCTTCATCTCTCTCATAGACTTAGTGCTGTACAATTCAATAACATCATATAATGAACCACCATTCTGCATCAAAGGTTGTGCCAATTGTCTAAGTTCATTAAACATTTGTGTATCTTCAGGACGATTCGTTGGGAACACTTTTAAGTCTCTGAATTTTAAATCTGTACCATTCACTTGTATAAACGCAGATTCTCCCTCAGATGTAATATATGAAAGCGTAGACTGAGGTTTAGAACTCTCTACATATAATGCAGCATCAATGATTGCTTGATAGAGTTGTCCCATTACATATTCGTGTGCAATAAATAAAGGTTCTGTTTGAGAATAACTTTGTTGTATTGCAGTGTTTGTACCTGTAGCAGTTTCAGATGCTGCAACAGATCCCATACGTTGTTTAGACATACCAATAAGTTCCCAGCATTCCACTTTCATTTGTTGTGCAAGAGTGTAACGAGATTGTATCTCCTGCGTACGTGTAAGGTCGAGAGCTGTAAATTGGTTGAATGAACTAGGAGCTTTTAAGTTCTCTGGAGAGTCATCAATAAATACAACCCCTCTGTTACGTGCTTCCATTTCCCATATGTCAAGAGCATCTTGTGCATCTCCATCTTTAGGAATAGGAATGTGACGTAATGACATAAGTTGAACCTTACCAACTTCTTTCTCAAGAAGTTTGTATAATTGGTTCATACATACATTGTATATAACTTGAAAAGGTTTCATAAGATCTACAAGAGATCTTGCCTCTGTATTCTTCACCTCATATGTTGTTCCTATAATAGGACAATAATTTATTAACTTAAATGGTTTAATGTGATAGATGTCTGGACCAATCTTAGTTCCTTGATACCATTGATTAATCCATCCCCATTCTAATGATTGTTGTGTAGGCATGGATCCAGACTTATAACTTTCATCTACAAGCATTGATTGCTCATTACCCATATCATCAACATAAATAAGCTTACCTATTTTCTTTTTAGAAATCCAATAACTACGTACAACAACATACTTATAACCAAAACTACTAACGTTTGACGTTAGCCCTAAAAAGTCTTTAAGTCCATCATTGTTCTCTTTCATCTCAGACTCAATCATCATTCTTGTTTGTAACACAAGAGGATCATATGTATCGTAAACTACAGAATCGATACCTTCAGGAGCATTAGGATTCCCAAGATTAGACTCTCTAACGTTGATAAGTCCATAGTCTTGTAGTGACGAGCGTAAGTGGTCAATTTCCTCTTTCGTAAGATCTGGTATAGCTTCAATGATCTCTGATAGCTCCATAACCTGTACTGTGCCAGCAGCATAAGCACCCTGAGCTCTGCCTGTGGGATCAGAAATCCACTTTCTATCAGGAGTAGTGAGAAACCAAGTGTTCTTTGGGTTAGCAACTTCGATGTTGAAACCAAGTTTTGAGTTGTCTTCATATATGTGATAAAATTCTCTTGCTGATATTAGAAGATCTCTAAATGCATCTTCTGATTTTTCTTTTAAATTAAACTCTGCTTTTTGACATGTAAGAATATGATTAGCCCATTTTTCTGCAACAGATGTATAAGAATCTAACGAGTCTTTAACTTCTTCCATTGTCATTTGTTGAACTTCTTCATCAGAAATTTCTTGACCTTGCATTGCAGCCTTTTCGTAAATTCCTTTTTTAACTTTATTTATTATGTACTCTTGAAGAATATCTGTTTTGAATTGTAATTCTTCAGCTTGGCTGTCATCATCAAATGCCTTAACTCTGTAAGTATCAGGACGTTTGCTTATTTCTCCAACCAATTCATTTACAGGAGTGGTGACAATAGAATAGTGTTTTACATATGCAGGAAGTTGAAGATCAGCTTCTAACATGTCTGTAAAACTTTTCACATGTGGTTCTTGATAGAAGTCTTCCATTCTCAGAATACCTTTCATAAGATCATAGTTCTTTACAAAGGTGTCCCTGTTCTTCACATATTCAGCATATGCTTTGTTAGCAAAATAGTCCATTGTATTTTTAATCCAACTTTCATCTTGCTTTTCTTTTTCAGTTTTGAACTGATCTGGAAAGATGTTTAAATACGCATAGCGTATTGTAGCATCTTTGGTATATCTAATTATTGCCATTATGTAAACAATTTACGTTTTTTATTATTAAACATTCCACTAGATTCTGCAAACAAAGAGTTTTTCTTCTTTGTTTTATATAGTGATGTAATTCTTCCATCTTCTTTCCCACCAGTTCTTCCCATGATAGGATCTAACTTCATGGCTAATGCCACAGCTAATTCTGCAGCAATGATTCTATCAAAGTTACCATCCTCATTATACTGTATCATTTCTTCAAGGAGCACAGGATCAAATATCTTTGACATACCTTTTGTTTCAGAGATAATATTTCCATCATCATCTTTCTCTACGTGTATTGCCTCTTCTGTATATTTCTTAAGACATCCATGTAGGAAGTCTCGTATTTTCTCAGCAGATCTATGTATACCATAGTCACGTCTAACTGTTGTATTGGGAACTATTTCTTTTAACCAGTCTGGTTGACGTTCTAAATAATGCGCATCTCCTTTGGAAATCATATAATCTATAAAGGAAATCTCATCATTCTCACATAGAGCTCTAGCATTATAATACTTAATCAATAGTCGTGCCTGTTCTTCCCATGTTTCTTTTTTGTCAGGACGTGCACAATAACTAGCTACAAACATATCCTGGTATTTCTCTCCAGCTATGGCATGCATACGTTTATATATGTACACAGATCCTAACGATGTAGAATATGCAGACTTACCTTGTCTGTAGGGGTCAATCCCTGCAACATAAAGTCCATATGGGGGAGTGTCTACAGGAAACTCATATATAACTACAGGAGCATCTTTCTGATCTGAATTCTTTAATGGAAAATTTGTAATTGGTAGTCTATCTGAAAACTCATGTTTTACACCTTGTCCATCATCATATAATACAACAGGAGTTCCTGTTCTTTCTTGATTTAATAGTCTGGTTTTTTGACGTTTAGCTGATTCAATGTCAAAGATGTTTGTGTCTTCGTTCAGGAATATATCATCTACCTCTTGTGGATAATACATCTTCTCCTTTAAATAAGCAATTCTATCTCCTGCTTTTTTAAGCTTCTCGAGATTGTCATTTGTAATCTTTGTGGCTAACTCTTCATTAGACACCATCATCTTCACTTCATGTAAAGAAGATCCTTCTGGTTTTTCTAAGAATGCACCAAGAGAGCTTTCCTCTTTGGCTTCCATTCTGTATTTGTGTGAGATGAAAAGTCCATGTACACGCTTATCATCTTTTGCATTATTATACGTAAGAAAATTAAAATTGTCTACGTCAAACATTAAGCTCTTCGCATCCATAAACATCTTCATGTCCCCACCTGTACCTGTCAAAATAGGACTACAACCCCAACCAAATGGTGTTGTAAATCCAGGTGTAGCAGCTTGAAGTCCTCGTAAGAAACTTCCTTTACCTATCTCGTCAATGATTAGTCTACGAGGTTTTGTACCTGCAATAGCTTCCTCATTATTACCACCATCTAAGTTACGAATAAGGATCTGAGAAAATGGGATTCTTTCTCCTGCTCTAGTTTTAATTCCAAGTGTCACTTGGTTCTTCCAATTGTCTTCTACCCTCTGCCATCTCCATGCTTCTGGTAAGAAGTTTAATCCCTTGTCAATCTTATCTGTAATAAGCTTGATATCAGGAGCATTTAGTCCTGCAATAATGTTCTGTGAGTTCTCATCAAACGTAGCACCTTGTCCTATGTAACTTGCCTCAATAACAGACTTAGCAAAACGTCTAATACCTAGTATAACTAAACCTTTCTTTTCTTTATGTGCTCTGTCAATTTCATTTGTAACTAACCACTCATTATCTCTAAGAAGAGGGTTAGCATATTTCTGATTAATACGTCCATATTCATCTATAATATCCACCTCTGTGTGCCAGATGTTTAGATGCCAATATAGAAAGGGATTGATGTACTGTCCATCCATCATACAGCCATTCATACTTAACTCCTTGTGGAAGTTGAAGAATGCTTTGTATTCATCAGACGTTTTATCTGGAATACGTTTCTGATTGATGAACCAATCCTTATAATCTATACTATGTAGTTTCATTTATCGTCTTCCTTTTAAGAAGTCTTCAGCCATAGAGCCAAGTTCTTGACCACCTCGTGTCTCCACTTTCTTGGCCTCTTCTTTCTCACGTAGCTTGTCTACAACTTCGAGCAAAGCTAAGTAATTTTTCATTGTCTCCTGAATAAATTTTCCTTGGCTCTCAATGCTCGCAATAACCATTGGCATTGCTCCACCAGCTTTGGTTTCTTTCCACTTGATTCTATCCTCTAATGTGTGCATAGGATTTGCATCAACGTATTGTTTCCAACTTGAGAGTTGTTGCTCTGCCCAATCAAGCTCTGTATTAATGTATGTAGTTTTCTTTAACGCTGCCATAATTTAGTTTTTGTTATTCCTCCTCGTCAAGAATATGGTTTAAATCGAGGCCCTCTTGTATTATCTGTTCCAAATCTTCGCAATATGGAACTCCTGATTCAAGCTCTATAATGTAATCATTTAATATATTGTAGAACTCCTTATTAGAAAGGTTCTCTATGCAATGCCCATCCATCGCTGTAGCAATGTGTTTCCCTAATGACTGTAAAGGAAAAAGTTTATCAAGCTTTGATAAAGCTTTTAAACTCTGGTTATAAAAACTAGCAGCCATTATATTAAATTGTTAATGTCATCGTCTGACAGTTTAATTTTTGCTCTTGGAGAATCTTCCTCGTCATCATCATCTTCAGCATCATAATAATCTTCTTGAACAGCTATTTTAATTGTGTCCTGTTTTTCTTCTTCATCAACCTGTGCAGAAAGATCAATAAAGTTTGCTCCTTCCTCATATAATATAACAAGGAGATTAATGAACATCTCTAGAGGAATCTTTGTAACTTTAAAATCTTTGTTTGCTTCCATGGCTTATGTATTTTTTTCTATGGCTGTCCATTTCTTTAAAGGACATTCACAAGAGAGACATTTTGTTTTTGCTGCTAATGTACATCCACAATCTGTACAATGTACATCTGGTCTAACAGATTTGTGTTTTGTAGAAATGTGCTCACAATTGTTACACACTATCATCCTTGAATCACTCACCTGTTGAATCAATTCTTTTTCTTTTTCTGAAGGAAGAAGATTATTCTTCCATCCCTCGATTATTTGTGCTAGGCTCATTTAGTTTTGGTTTTAAAGCTTTGACATTATTATTAACAGACTCTAGTCTCATTTCTGCGTTTCTTCTTTCTACATCTGTTAGCTCTGAAGATAACATCTTAGAATAATAGCTAACCTGCTCTGTGTATTTCTGCATTTGTTTAACTCCACGTTTCTCATTAAACACAAACTTTCCAAATCCAGAAATCTCAATTGAATTGTTTGTAGCTGTAGCTGCATTGGCAGAATCAAATTGATGTGAAATAATTGTATCAATCGTCTTCTCAGAAACCATCTTGTCACACACCTTATTAATAGCAATCTTCTTAACAAGAAATTCCTTAATAGACATACTAGGAGGTTTGTTTGTCATCATGCTTCAATGTTATTGCAAGGAATACATCCTTATTAAAATCTAACACTATAACAGGATTAACCTTCACCATGTTCTTCTCCTTAACAAACACTCCAACCTTTTTCAACTTACTAATTATGTTGTTAATCGTAGGGTTTGTTGTATTGTGCTTTGTACAAAATTCTTCCCTTACATTGGCATTCGTAATATTACCTCTCACAGCTGTAAAAGCAATCAACTGTATTTCTCTCGTAGTTAAATTTAAAGAATTAACATCTGAAAGAATAGAATAATACTTCTCAGCAAGAGCTATATCATCCTGTACATTTCTTTTTAACTTCTGAACTATCATTATATTATTTGGTTTATTAAGAACAAAGATATACAAAAATCTTTATACACAACAAAATATTATATACACCCCACCCACCCACCAAAGGTAAAAACTTTTTTCGTTATAAAAACGCTGTAAAAGAAAAAAAAACTTTTTTCCCAAAATTTTGATACCCATCGTGTATGTGCTGGAGTAGACCCATCCCAACAAAAACCCCACCTATAATTTGCGTGGTTGGGGTAGTCCCCATTTGACAAAACACGCACAAATCAAAATCAAAACGTTATGGCAAAAGTAATTGACATTACAGGTAAAAAAGGTTCATTAGTATTCTTAGATCAAAACCTTATGGGTGAGAAAAGAATTATGGTTAAACTTAGAAATGACAAAGGTGAAGTTGTTAAAGAAGCATTCTGCTCAACAACTGTTACCCAAGAGTTACGTTCAGGAAGACGTCCTAAAGATGGACTGATGAACTTAAACATTGAGCTTAATGAAGCAGGTCGTTGGATTATCCAAAGAGATCGTAGTAATGAAATCGTGGTTAATGTTGCAGACTTAACTATCGAAGAAGCTGTTGTTCAAACTGTTTCAACCTTTGAAGAAGCAATGGGGTACTAACCCATTGTTTCTTATATATATGTATTATAAACATCC